ATCTCGACGCTCCGAGGGATGTCGATGATGTAGGTGTTGTGCTTCATCTTGCACACCCACTGGCGCGTGTTCATCACCATGCGCATGACATCTTTCCCGTCGCGGAAGTTCGGCGGGATGATGCAGGCAAGTCCGCGGGCCTCCATGAGGTTCGCAAGAGACGACTTGCCCGTGTTGCCCTCGTCCAGCACGTAGTAGATCGTGCGGAGGGTCTTCTCCTTGGCCAGGTCGATGACCAGCCGTTGCCAAGGATAGAGCGTCGCCTCGATCGAGCGACCCGCCTCGTCCCAGCCCGGTTCGTCCATGCTCTCCTCCCGGGCGTCCTTCGAGGTCCAAGGACCCTCGATCCGCGTGTCTGCCTTCAGCACGTAGAAGTCATCTCCCATGCAGTGCGTGGTAGTAGGAGAGATGTGTGCCCCCTCGAGAGGCCCATGGCAGATCTCCGTGTGGGCCTGGGAGAAGCGCAGCTTCCTGCGCAAGTGGAGGCGCATCTGCCAGTGCACGAAGCCCTCCACTCCCTGCTCCTTCTGGAAGGCCCACTCCCGGCAAAAACCAGTCAAGTGTTCGATCACAGCCTGGGGGGTCGTCTCCCCCACCCGCGCAGTCACGTCCCAAGTCGTGCAAGGATTCATCCCCCGTGTTCCAGTTCCAATCAACTGACTGAGTTCTAGTTCCACTCCGGAAATTAATTTTTCTGCGTTCTGTTCGTTCTGGATCCGGTTGTTAATTACCGGAATTTAGTTGTTCATCATGCCGTACAAGTCGTACAAGAGGAAGGCCAGTTCCTCCTACGGCGGACGCAAGCGGTACCGGACGACCTATCGCAAGGTCGGTCGGAAGGTCCGGAAGTTCAACCGAAAGAAGAATGTTCGGGGCTTCCGGAACGTGCTCACCAGGGCCCGCTGGCCAGGTCTTACCTTGCCGGCTAAGGTCATGAAGAAGTTCGAGTACGAGGACACCCAGTCCGTCGACACGACTGCCTTCAACACGTCCAAGACGCAGCACTACGTGACCAACGACATCTACGATCCCGACTACACCCACGTCGGGACGGACCACACGGTGCAGAACTACGGTGTGTTCATCAACCAGAACATGTACCGTCAGTGGAAGGTGTTTGGTTGCAAGATCAACGTCACCTTCATCAACCTCGGCGGCGCTATGGCCATGGTCGTCCCTCTCTTGGTCTCCGCGGCCGCCCTCCCCGCAGCTGGTGACACGTACGAGCAGGTCAATGCCTTGACGGCCACCTCGCAGGCTGCTGCTCCTGTCTTCATCGGTCCGTTGACTGGTGGCAACAACATCCAGCGTCGCAAGTACTACTGTGCCCCCTGGGTCGCACTGGGCTTGTCTCGCATGCAGTACAGCTCCGACTTGCAGTGCAACGGGGCCTACGGCGCCCGTCCCACGAAGCGTTCGTTCATCTCGTTCGTGACGATCGGTGTTGGTTCGCAGGCGATCATCGAGATCCGTGTGTCGTTCACGTACTACTGCCAGATGTTCGACCTCGCGATGGGTGCGGACACTGCCGTTCCCGCCCCTGAGCCGTAGTAGGTCTGTTCCAGTTGTTCCACTTTTTTAAAAGAATATAAGGTTTTTAGGGTAGTGTTACAGCGAAGCGCCCTAAAAACCTTTTTCCCCTTCCCCTGCGTTAGGGGTTAGGGGTTAGGGGTTAGGGTTAGGGAGCGCGAGAAGCGCGTTTTCCCGGCAGTATGAAGGTGTAGCAGTTAGGGAGCGCACGGTCCTCTTTATTCGATGCGCACCCACCGGTCCGCCGTAAAGGCCGACATCGGCGGCATCGTGTTGCAGAACACGAAGATGTTCGGCGGCGGGAACCGGGCCTGCCGGAACTTGTAGCGATCGTCATAGGCACGGCCGTTCTTGACGGTCTCGATCGCGCCCCAGATGTCCACCAGTTTCTTCATCTCGACGCTCCGAGGGATGTCGATGATGTAGGTGTTGTGCTTCATCTTGCACACCCACTGGCGCGTGTTCATCACCATGCGCATGACATCTTTCCCGTCGCGGAAGTTCGGCGGGATGA